TTCTTATCAATTTCTTCCAAGACATTTTGAATTGCGTCCTGTACAATGCTTTCGATCAAATTAGCTCTTGAATCTTTATCGAAAATTATATTCTTTCTATCCATTTATTCTCCTCTCACAGTTACATCAGTTCGTCTATCGTAAGACCAATCGACATCAAATGAAGTCATATGGTCTGTGCTAACCACTTCACCATTTTTAATTACAACTGGTTTACCTCTATATGGAACAAATACCATACACTCCATATCTTTGTTATTAGTCTGTGACTTTAATAACGACTGAATAATTCTATCCTGTTCCTGAATAATATTTCCGTAACTGTTATATGATCTAATCACATCATCATGTTCTCTCTTGTAGCAATCAATTAAATGTACAATGTTGTTATTAAGACTGCTAATTGCATCAAAAATTTTATCAAATACTTTCATATACTTATTCTCCTCTTACATCGCCTTTGCAATCGACTTAACCTGATTATTAAGGTATTTTACAATCAGACGTTTCTTAGCAAGATTCAAACCTTTTTCGATTTCAAATTCATCATCTTTACAACAGGTAGCTTCTGCTTTAAAAGCTCCACATCTAATCTGAACTTTCTTTCCGTTAGTTCGATAAAGATAGTTGCATCTTACATCTTTGCCATTAATATCTGTAAACCTAATTTCATTTAAGTACCACTTAGTCCAACTCCTCTTTACAGTCTTATTGGAATACTTTTCACGTTCATTATCTTTCATGATGTGAAATCTCTTATACTCACTTTCAATATCTTCATCCACTACACTAAATCCATTGTCTTTAAGGATTTTTACTACCTCTGCAATATCTTCTTCGTGATATGCTCTAAGTTCTCCAAATTTCATTAATTCCATATGTTTATTCTCCTTTCAATTTCAAAAGAAACGAATCTTTACTGTTAATTTATTTTCTGTTTATCTCTTTATTACTTTCATATTTTTATCCCAACTTCCTGTTATAGTTCCGTCAGGATGAATAATAAATTCTCTACAAACCGCATCATCTTCAATTTTTTCAACTTCACCTAACATCTTCATATTTGAATAGCTGAATGTAATATATGTATCATTGTACTTCCATATCTCATATACATAATAATCCTGTATTGTCTGTTCAATTAACTCAAAATGATTAAAGGCATATTCTAAAATTTGATTGTATAAATCTTCTTTATCATCATATTCAATGCCTGTTTGTTCACCAAGTTTCATAAGTTTTCTAAAAGATAAATCATCTGCAAACGAATAAGCTCCTATCCTATTCAATACATCTTCAATTGAATCGACATCACATAAAACACATTGTATTCTCATTTTTGTATGTTTTAATCTTTTCTTGATACTTTTTAACTCGTTCAATGTTGGCATATCACAACCGAAAATTTCATTATTTTTCTGATCTGAAATCGCATGACGACTAATATCTACAAAATCAAATAAACCATCTATCTTGTCTATATGTTTGTCAAGATATTTTGCATTAGTATTCATGGTTAAAAATTTAATATCATGTTTTTCTAATACTTCGCATAACTCATCAAACTTTTTGAATAACAATGGTTCGCCACCAGTTACAGATACTGAATATAAAATACCAGCTTGTTCCATTTCAGATAGCATTGAATCAACCTGAGATATAAAATATTCCGCATTTTCCTGGCATTTTGAATTCTGCTCTACACAAAAGAAACATCTTGCATTACAAGCATCTGTAAGTTTTAAATGTAAATGCCATAACCACTCATTCTTTTCAACCAGTATTTTATTACCAAATAAATTTACTTCCATTTTATCGTCATATGTAATTGGAAGTTTTTCTACATCACAACTATGTATGTAATCTTCAATTTTTGTATGTTGTACAAACATCTATTTCACCACCTCACAGATATTTATTCTCTGTTATTCCTCTGAATATTTGCTCCAATCAATTTCTACATACTGTTTAAAACAAGGATAGTATGTAGTTGTTCCTGTCTGTTCTTTACACCAATCATCTAATAATTTCTGTAAAGAACCCTCATCACACCGTTCATATGCATTTTCATGTAAATCGCTACAAGCATTTTCAATGACATTGGTTACATCAATAGAAATCGTCTCAACAGAAGTTACCCATAATCTTACGGGTCTTTCATCGCTATCTTCTTCACCATCTTCTTCATAATTACATGCATAATCATCAAAGAAATCATCAACAGTGTCGTAATACTCGTCAAATTCCTCACAGTAAAGCATTGTGTTTACATCTTTTTCATCAACTGGAACTGCTTTAGATACTTTATCATTCCACTTCTTTATTCTCTCTTCTTCATCAACTTTCTTCTGCCCTTCGCAGTCACAATGTAAATAAGCCTGATTTTTATAAGGCTCTCCACAATAAGGACACAATCGTTGCACTCCATTAAAACAACTCTGGCAAAACGAAAGTGATTGATGCTTATATGGAAAATGATATTTTCTGCCAGCTTCAGATGTATCGCCCTTGATTCCATAAACATTGTCTTCTATTCTCATTCCAAGACCATTACATACAGGGCAAATTCTTTCATGCTCTGTAAGATCCTTAATTAGAATTTTTGGAAACGATTGTTGAATTGCCTCATAAAGATTTACTTCTTCTCTATGTGTTAAATTATCCATAATGTTATTCTCCTAATCATACTCATAATAATCAAGTTCCACTTCCTTACCGCATTCTGGGCAATCGCACCAAGCACCATCTCCCCAATAATCAGTATTGAAATCGACTTCTTCAAAATTCACTTCAACTTCTTCATGACAAAATGGACACTCAATGTAATATAAGAAGGTCTACTGATGATTGTGTAATTACTCCATTGTTCATAAAATTCTCCACTATTTAAAAATAATTTAGCTGGAAATTCATCTATATCGCCATCTTTATAAGCTTGTTCTTCACCAATCCAAACAATTTCGATATTATTAGGATTAGTATTTGACCTACCAATAAAATAAGCCTTCTTACCTTTTTTATAAAATGTTGTATCCTCAATAAGTTCTACAATATCTCCACTTTTCATTTCTACCTCCGTTTCAAAATCTTCACAAGAAAGAAAAATTTCTTGCTAATCTAGCCACCTATTATCCAAATAATAGAACCCAAATACCATTCCACCAATTAAAATTATCCAAAAGATCCAGAAAACAATCACACCTACATTAGACTGTAAGTGGTCTACTGTATCATTGATATTCATATCTTTATAAAATTCCGTCTTATTGATTGTATGGTTATCTAACTTTGTAAAAATTGTTCCTGTATACTCTGTTTTGCTACCATAATAGACATATCTAACATGATAATCGCCATCAATCGTGTCAATATAATTCTCATATGGTTTATAAATTTGACCATAATCGAATTCAATTCCAAGAAAAGTTACTTTATCACAATGTTTGTTATCACTGTCGTATAAATCCCAAGTCCAATATTCCTCTTCGTGACTACCAGTTACATTACCATCATCGTCATACTCATATACCGTTTTTGTATGCTTTGTGTAGTGTTCCTCATCTTTTTCTACACTCATATATTCTCCACCAATTTCAGGATATGTAACTGTATCTACTGCTTTCAAATCACCATATATAAACGCATTACCAACATTTGTATCCATTCCGTATTGGAACATTTCTTGACTTTCTATCTTAACAGCTTTGTTATAAATTTCATTTCTATCCATTTGGTGTTCTGAGATCTTAGAAGAAATCAGAATACCAAACAGAATCATAACTGCAATGATAGAAATACTAGCCAAGATTTCACGTTTTGTTATTTCAAAATCGCCAAAATCAAAACCTTTTCTACCATATCTCATAGACTAATCCTCTTTAAACAAATCCTGTGGAGCGTCAACTGGCGCATTGTAATCCAGATACTCATATTCCTGTACTTCATATCCAAGCAATCCAAGAAACTGTCTTGTAGGGAACTTTCTCACATATCGCTTGTATTCCTTAATCTGTTTATTGTAATTGCTGCGATATTCTGCAATCATATTCTCTGTCATAGATAACTCATTCATAAGAGTCTTATAGTTCTCATTGGACTTCAGCTCAGGATATGCTTCTGCAACTGCTGTAATAGCTGTTGTTACATTTTCAATATCTCCTGTTGATCCACGACCATCTGCAACTGCTGTCAATGTATCAGCTTCATGTTTGTCATACTGTTTTACGCAATCAGCAAGGTTATATACAAGGTCAACTCTTCGCTTTTCCTGTACCTTAATATCTGATGACGCTGTATTTACCTGCTCTTCAAGTGCAATAGCCTTATTCTGTGAACTCTGTACACCAAATACAATCATCAAAATAACTGCTAATACTCCTACGCCAATAATTACTGGCACTTTCCAATTTGTGTTCTTCATTTAAAATCTCCTTTATATGTAATATTTTTATTAGTTACACTGTAATATTCTCTTATTTGTTGGGATTCCCATAGCCGAATGGCTTAGATATGATTAAAAATTTTCCAATGAAAGATTGGTTTACTTCGATTCTTTATTTTTACATGTAATGATTGTATTATTAGTTCTCAATGGTGTTCCTGCTGTTATTTCTCTAGGAATCATCTGATCATTATTGCCACCACAATACACAACATTGTCTCTACAAGTCCAAGGAGTTGTTGTGATGGCAGTCTTACTTGAATTCCCATCTGAATATCCTGCTTGATATACTTCATCTAAAATTTCTTTTAGTCTATCTTTCGTAATTACAACACTATTATTATCGTTCTCACATTCCTTAAAATCAAAATATACTACTGGTTTCATTTATGTTTTCACCTCCAATATATTATTCTCTCTTTCAGTCAAATGAATCCTGAATTTACTTACAATTTCCAAGTCTAACCTTGTAGTCGTCCCTGACATCAAATAGTGACTTCTCTCTGGAAATTTCCCTTCTTATCGTACAGAGATAAGTAATATTTATTTCCTCTCTGCTCTAAAACGACATCTTTATTCTCGAATATTTCAACTCGCTTCTGTTTCTGTACTTGCTTATACTCTACTTGTAAGTTATCTAATGCTTGTTTTGAGCCAATTATTGTTACTGATTGCACATCATCAAGAATATGAGTTATGCTATCCTCTAACTGTCCCATGATATTGGTATGATTTCTAATTGCTTTAATTACGTCATTTTCCCATAATAATCTGTTTTCCATTTTAATATTCTCCTTTCCACTCGCCTAACCAATAGAAACTATCAATCTGCTTATCAAGCTTTCCAACCTGTTCTCTTAATTCAGATTCTTTCTTCTTACTATCTGTTCTCTGACACTTCTCCCACAATTCTTCACGCTGCTTAGATAATTCATTATACTTATCAGATACATCAATCTCATCTACAACTGAAATCTCAATCTTTTCGCCACAATGAGGACAAAACTGAATCGGATAATTGTCTGTTTGCTCCCATTCGTCTCCCCAAGAACCAACTGTTTTTGTATAGGAAGTGCAAAACTGAGGAATAGAGATGCCATCATCTTCATATTCTCCACCAATATCATTTATATCTTCACCTGTAAATACAATAGTTTTATTCTTCTGAATTTCATCACAGCAATGCTTAAATGGTTTATACTTGTACGAATGAGTGTCGTTAAATTTTAATCTAATTAATTCTATCTTCATATCTTTATTCTCCTAATTTCCTTCCACACCAAGGACAATACGAAATATATTCTCGCTGATGAATAAAGCCGTCATCATATTCGTCCCATTCGGAAGTTTCTATGTCTAAATAATATTCATTAGTCAATGGATCAACATATATCTGATTGTCAGGCGAGTCATAATTACAACGGTTACACATATCTATTCTCCACTCTTAATGATTTCTTCTAATGTTCTGGGCGTGTAATTCATATAACTTTTCATACATCCGACATTCCACATATTACATGGTTTATCATATAAAGCTATCATCTGATACTTGACTTGCTCCATCATATTATCTTCAAAACCAGTATGCACATGACCGTAAAGATGGTAGCTTCCGTAGTAGTGATTCTTAAAGCACGGAATTGGATAATGGCACAGAACTACAATCTTACCATTGCCAATATCGAGTTCCTTGTAATCAACAATCTCACAAAATCTACTCTGCAATTCCCTGTTCTTTAGTAACTCATCATCATGATTGCCCTTGATTAGATGTATATTCCCATTCAGATTGTTAAAAATTTCAATAGTTCTTGTTGTGTTGTACCACGAAATATCTCCAAGCAAGTACACATCATCATCTATTCCGACTGTGTTGTTCCAATTTTTAATAATCACTTCATCGTTCTCTTCAATTGACTTGAATGGGCGATTATCAAAAGCCATGCAATTTTTATGTCCACAATGCAAATCACTTATAAAGTAGTTCATAATTTATTCTCCAAATATAATTTTTCTTGCCCAATTCATAGTTGTAGAACCGCACATCTTACCAAAGAATTCACCAGCTTCGACAACTAATTCATTCTCTTCTTTTACACAATCCTCAAAAATTCTCTTAGGTAGATTCTGTGCAACAATTTTCATATTCTGTGGTTCAATCTTTTCAGACAAAATACCTTCATCAATCATTTTATGTAATTCTTTCTGAACCCTATTCTTTGTAACAATCTGCTCTACAATTCCAGAAGCCTTTGCTTTAGCTGCTAATTTCTGAGGATCTTCTACTTTCTGCCTGTGATTATCTTTCTTGATTTCACTAAATTGTGAATTTACAATCTTTAATACAAATGGAGTTCTTGAGTTTGGATTGTTAAGTTCTGTCTGATTCTTAACAACAATTCCTTCAGGAACATCAACTGCAATATCTGATTTGTGCATAAACGACATACAATGCTCCCAAGAGATAAACTCACCGTCATAAAATGTCTGTACATATCTCAAATTCAACTCATCAGCGAGTCTCTTAACCTCTGACTGTGGTAGATAACACTCATTTTCCTTATCATATACATCATAAAAATAAAATTTCTTATATGCATCTTGAATATACTTAATAGTATGAGAAGTCAACCACTCTCCAAAGAATACATAGTTTGGATATTTTGAAAATGGTTCGGCTGCTAATGTTTGTACCCAATTCCAAAATCCATTTAATGTATTGTTGTAATCAAGAGTCTGTCTTCTTGAAAATGCAACTAATTTATTTGTTTCTATGTCATATGCGATAGCTGAATTGCTTCCATCTACCTTTTCCTGAATTACAATGTGATCTCCTGCATGAAAACCGCTTGTGTTTGCTACTGTTAATTCCGTATCTTCTTTGATACGTGATATATCCATAAATTTTTTCTGTTCCAAGTTCCTCTTACCTTAGTAAGTAGTGCGCACTTTATCCTATAGGAACTTTTCTATTTTCCCTTTCTTTTTTAATCTTCTAATTGGTTACCTTTTGCCTCATTACAAAGCTTACACATTGTTTGATAGTTACTAATATCATCAATACCACCTTTTGAGCATGGTAAAATATGATCTTTTGTCATTAAAATTTCATCACCATTATCATCGACTGCATATAAATTCAGATGATAAGTTTTATCTTGTAAATGTCTCTCTTTTGCAAAATATTTGCCTTCAATTCCACAGACTACACATTTACAGCCTTTTGTGAAAAATGTCTGGTATCTTTGGCTATTGCCTTTTATTAAATCTCCATCGAAATCCACTTTTGCAAGTTGTCTATCCTTCTCAAACAAAACACTTTGAACCTTATCTTTAACTTCTTCTATTGAATAAATTTCTTTCCTAATTAATCCCGATTGATTAAAATCTTTTAATAATACTTTTACTTCGTGCAACTTGTAACATTTTTTAAATAATGGTTTATTGTTTAATGTTACGCTAATCAATTCTGTATCATTCTTAGGTGACATAGGATTTTTATTCTTCCGAAAATTAGTATGTAAAAAATCTTGTACTGTTTTAAATTTTAATGACAAGATTTTGTCTTCAAACTTATATTGGATTTTAAAATTTTTATCTTTTTTTCGCATAAAACATATCTCCTTATAATTTATTGTCACCTATATATTCTCTCTTTATTGTTCAAAACTCCAAGGAAATGCGAGATTCATTGCTTGTTATGTTCTGTCCAAATAAACAAGATAATCAGCCTTATAATGGATATCATCTATGTATTTATCGAAATTTTTCTTAACATACCAAGCATAAGGACTGATCCCATTATCCATTTGTTCTGATAATTTATTTGCTTTTCTCTGATGTTCATCTGCTTCATTCTGCATAGACATTTTCTGAGAATCCCATATCAAATTTGGAACAATACTAATACATCTTGAATATTCTTCTACTTCATTGATATATTCTCTAATAATCTTCTTCATATTGCATATATTATCTCGTAATATTTTTTCGTTTCGTAATTTATATGGATACATTAATAGTATGTCGTCAAACGAAAAATCATCAAATATCAAATGTTCCATACAAATTTCTTCAAACAAATCATCCATATCTCGTTCACCTCACTAAATTATTCTCTTAATTCAAATAACTTTTCTACTGCTTTAACTCGCTTTGTATTGTCAATCGTTCTTTTGACTTGCTGTTGCCAAATACATTCCCATTCTGAAGGAGCTTCATGCTCACTGACTAAGACAACATTCTTCTCACTCATCTTCTCAGCCCAATTCCAAAACCTGTCATAGTCAAAATTCTTGCTTGATCCATACTGTTTTGTATTTTTGTATGGAATATCACAGTAAAACAAGCAGTCAATTCTATCAGAATATAGTTCCTCATAATCTCCACATTGGAATTGAATATCTTCTAACCTTGGAACCTGCTCTAACAAATTTCTCTTAGCTTCGTCATAATAATTTCTTTCAGTTCCAACTTTTGTATGTACGATACCTGAGTAACCGCCATCAAAGAATCTGCCGTTATAACTTGAGAGAAAACCAACTACTCCAATATACCAATCAGGATATGTAGATAATCTTTTGTTAAAGCACTCTCTTACATCTGAGTAGTGTTCTTTTGTAATAAATTCTGGGAGATTTTGAATCTGATTTAGATTCTTGAACATTTCAATAAGATATTCATGATTGTCAGAAGCGATTTTTGTGTCACACTGAACTTTGTCGATTACATTACAACCACCGCAAAATGGCTCTATGTATGTTTTGATATTATAATCTCGCAATCTTCCTTGAATAATTGGTAAAATATTATCAACTATACGAGATTTTGAACCCATATATTTCATAAATTACTTGGAGTAAGGAATTCCTTCTTGTGTACACAAACCTCGTCTCCTTTCATTATTTTATTCTCTTAATTTTTCCAATCTAATGCCTGACCGCATTGATCACAATATTTAATGTCGGTATCTTTATATCCATCATCACACAATAGTTCACCACAAGTAGGACAATACCATTCAAACGGAATTCTCTCTCCGCTATTTTTCACCTTCTTTGGAATTTGCTTTTCAAGTGCTTGTATTGCAAATCTGATTGCTTCTAAAACATTGTAATCAGGGTGTGGTTTCCATGAGTTTTTCAAATATTCAAAATGTATTAAAAGAAACTCTTTAGCTTTACTTGGTGTCATCCTATTCCTCCTTTATATTCAGCAACTCTCTTACTTCCAACCTCAAAAATATCCTTATCCTTCTCAAAACATATGTAATTTCTACCTGTATTCATAGTTGCAACTGCAGTTGTACAACTTCCTGCACACGAATCAAGAACTAAATCTCCTGGATTGGTGTAGGTCTTAATAAAATACTCACATGCTTCAACAGGCTTTTGGCACTGATGTAAGCTACTTTTCTGAGTATCCAACTTGAACTGCAGAACATCTCTTGGATATCTTTGTGTACTGCCACCACCTGAAATACCAGTCTTTGTAGCACTATAACAGTTGCCATCTGTTGTATGTTTTGTATAAGAATGAACAGGTGTATGTCCTTCTGTCATTTGTGGATTGTAAGTAGGGAGTTTTTTATAGAAAATCAAGACATTTTCGTGTGCCTTCATAGGCATTTTCTTAGCATTTAGATGACCAGTTGCTTTGGTCTTTTCGATAATCCATTCATAGCGATACAATTTTTCATTACTACAAGCGAGCCTCTTATCAAATGGTGACTGTGCCCATAGTGCAATACAACCATTATCTTTGATGATTCGATTGTAATGCGTCCATAAACCATCTTTTTTATTCTCATAAAACCAATCTCTTGTATATTCAAGACTACTATTTGTTACTTGAGCTAACTTAAATAAATCTGTTTCATAAAAATATTGACCTGATAACTCGACATAATCATTTA